CAGTCGGTCGTGCTCTATTCTGGTTCTGATTCCCCAGTCGGTCGTGCTCTATTCTGGTTCTGATTACCCGTCGGTCGTGCTTTAATCTGGCCCAGAATAGAGCACGACCGCGAGGCTGAGCGAGTGGAGTGCCACCGGCACGAAACGAAGCGAGGCCGAGCAACTAGTTAAACGATATCACAATATCCACGAACTCCTTCTTGATGCTTTTCGTAGCGGATAACGACAGCTCTTCGCGCTTTTTGCGGTGTTTTGTTATTGGAGTAGAGTCGGAAATACTGTCCGTGTCAACCTCCGTATGTATAGGGGTCTTCAACTCTCCCCCATCCACCGTAGCCGCCGACGTCTGATGCGATTTTGCCAATTTACGTGTCGTATTATTCCTAATATTCATATCGGTTTCAATCGCCGTATAATTCTCCTCGATATAGCGAAGCACTTCGTTCTCAATCGCCCATTTAAAGAAATTCAGTTGTCCCAATGTCGTCTGGATATACGTCGACCCGTTTTTATGCGGGACATTAATCCGGTCCCATCGGCAAAAGGGGTCAAACCGCTTTTTGGAATACGCACGGAGTTTCAGTTTATAATCCACGTAGACTTTGAATCGCTTCGCGACGCCGGCACCGCCACCGCCGCCCACGAGGTCGTATACTGTATAATGCTTCTTCGAATAATTGGTGACGAACCAATCCATAATCCGAAGCGAAATATTGGTCGTTCCATTGATGACAGAAAGCATCAGGTCCATATTCGCGCCGCCGTTTTCATTATAAAATCGCAGGACTTTATGAAGCAGGAGGTCGTTTTGGGTGTTATAGAGGCTTGAACTGTGGGCGGCGACTGGTTGAAATGATGGACGTTCGTCCTTGGGTTGGATACATGCTAGCATTGTTCGACGGCGTTCGTGTATTAGACATACTGCTAAGTATTTAAACCGATTTACATCGGTTTCGTTGCCGGCATTATTCACGTTCAACTATTCTGCTGTTGCTTCTGTTGCTTCTGCTGCTTGTCCTTGACACGCGTCTCTTAAATATAAAAAGGGTTCAGAATCATCCCTTAAATATAATGGATGTCTTGGTATTCCTTTTGTTGAAAGCGCAATACAGAATGGTTCCTTAACTAATTCGCGCAACCACGGTGGTTCTTTTTCGTCGTTACCCCAAGCATAAAAGACTCTATCAACTGAACCAAGTAACGATTGTATATGTTCTCTATTCTCTGGACCTATTGGGTCGGAAGTTGTTCTAAGATCCTTTGGGTATCTGCTACGAAACGCATATAAATTTGCCACATACACACCACCATATCCCCAACGATCAGCAAATTTAACTATCTTACCAATAGTCGCGTCATCTTCAAGATCGTCAGCGGTAGACGGATTCAACATAATAAATAATACTTTGGGTTTGCCTTCATTCCATATACGTTCCAACCGATATCTATATACATTATCAGCCGATAATATTGCGTCTTTTCTTATATATTCAGGTTTCTTAGTAGGTTTTTTTTTCACTCCGCCGTATTTCATTTTTTTGGTTTTATTACGGTTTCTGTTTCTTTTTATTTTGCGCGACGTATTCATATTATATATTATATTACGATATAAACCCAACACGTTATGATATATCAGTATCCAGTATTCCATTCCATTCCATAGTATGTCTCTCGACCGCGCCGATTCTGTTTCACCTGATAACTGTGTGGCCCAGTATAAAAAGGCGAATTCAATGCTTGCGTCCCATTCCAGCAGCGATTCTGACAGCGACGATGAAAGCATCGAGCGCAGTAAACTCGTCGTGGATTTGAATAAAATGCCTGAGGGACAATACGAATATTACACCGACGGGTCCAGTATAATGAATCAAATGTTGCTGTATATGTATCACACGATTCATAACTTGGTTCATATCCCCGACTGCAGCAGCGGCAGCAGCGACGACAATTCCGTAAAAGAAATTCCCGTCCCACTCAAGTTGCGCCGCCGTCCCTACAAATACGACAAGGAGGATTTTTGCTACGTCCAGATTGGCTACGGTGAATATAAATATACATACACGGTCCCCGCAACAAAGACCGAACCCGAAAAATCCGCCGTGTTTTTTATCACCTACCGCCAGGAAGATAAAGTCGTTGGAACCGCGGATAATGCTGAAAAGTTTGAATCTATGAGGATTCGCACAGATTCGCCTATCGTATTTCACCATTTCTATCGTGAAAGTGACAACTTCCTAGAAAATAATGAACGCGATGATACCAAACTTCACGTCTATGTGATGTCAAAATATGGCGAATGGATGCGCTATAATAAAATTCCCTCGCGCACCTTAGACACCGTGTATTTCGACGAAAAACTGAAACAGAAAATCCGCGTGGATATAATGGACTTCTTGAAGAAGGAGAAAGAATACGACGAGTTCGGGATTCCGTATAAGAAGAATTACCTCCTCACAGGCATTCCGGGCAGTGGAAAGACGAGTATTATTAAGGCTTTGTGTAAGGAAATCGGATATAATCTGTGTATCTTCTCTATCAATCACGACACGGATAATAATACCGCCCTCGCAGCATTCCGCGACATCCCGCCCAAGTCGGTTCTTTTGTTTGAAGACATTGATTGTCTCTTTGAGAAACGCACTGGAACCCAGGAAAATAAGAGCACGTTCACATTCAGCAACCTACTCAATCTGCTTGACGGTGTGTTTTACCGAAAGGGGCTCATTTCATTTATTACAACGAATCATCCGGAGAGTTTGGATCACGCGTTGTTGCGCCAGGGGCGGACAGATATGATTATTCATATGAACTATCCGAAGAAGGTGGACGTCAAACACCTTTTCCGTGATATGATGCGGAAGGAGGACCTCACCGCGGAGGAAATAGACCGCGAGTTTGACCGGTTTTACGAGCATATTCAGAAAAAAACGATTACGATGGCGGGGTTAGTCGGGTTTCTGTTTCGGTATCGTAAGAACTGGGCGGAGAATATCAATGAGCTATTGGATACGGACAAGTTCATCAAGGAGGTGACGCGAAATGTGGAGGACAGTAAGTTGTATGCTTGAGGAGAATTGAATATAACGTGCGAAACGAGTTGGTCGTATCTTGTAGAGAGTGATATGAATAACCTCTATATAACTGTGTCTTATCGTGTATAAAAATACGTTTTGACTTATTCAGAACAACCGTCTTATTATCATCGATATTGTCACCCGTCATTATCGAAGAAATATATTTCAAAAAACATTCTATATTACAACACGGATTATGTGACGCATTCTTTATATTATGTATCATAATCTCACCATCTGTCAAATGATTCAGAAATTCTCCGATATGCGACGGAATAATCGTATCATCTTCGCCAAAGCATATATGGGTTGGCACCTTTTTATAAACGTCCAATAGGGTCATTATTGCGGGCGTATTCCAATAAGAATAAAACGGACGTATCGTAATCAAACGCTGTAATATTTCGTGTCCAGTATTTCTTTCATTCATAAAAAACGTTAACCAAAAATCGGATATTTTATTCTGTGAATGATTACTAAAAATAATGCGAGATAGATAACATAACAATTGATGAGAGATAAACGGAAAATGAAACATAGATGTCGGTAATCCTGCTTTGAAAAACATCCCCCAGTAATATCCATATGTACCGAGTGTTGGAAGAATACCTGCAGGGTTCAAAAGAACTAATTTTTTGATAGGAAATCGTTCAGCGGTATAAATAGAAATAAACCCACCAAGAGAATGTGCGACGAGTATCGTGTTTTTAAGAATATTCAACTTGATAAGTGTGTTCCCGATAATATCTGCGTAGCATCGGATTACGGATTCATTGCTGTCGTGTTTATCGGTCTTGATACTTCCGCTTATCCCGAAATTCGGTAAATCAATCGCGATACATTTTATATTAGCGGGAATACATTTCATCACTTCAAAAAATATAATAGACGCACTTGCTGTTCCGTGAACAAATACGAATACGTCATCGTTGTCATTGGATGCGCGGTCTAATTCGCAGTCAGGTGGATTGGCCCTCTCCCCCACTCCTTCAGAGCTATCAGTTCCAACACCATCATTTGTCACGTTGTCTTTGATTACGCAATGTATTGGAACACCTGATACATCAACTATTTCTTCGCGAAAACCGTAAGATGAAACAATATCGGTGGTTTGTTCTGCTATACTTTTATATCGGGGCAATGGCAATAATATCTTCGTTGCGAAAGAACATATACTTATCGCCACCAAAAATATACACAATATACAACATATACATATCCAAAAGATGGACCCGTAAATATAAGTCATAAAAAACATTATGTATGTATTATATGATAATAAATACTCTTTATTCTACCTTCCGAAAAGTAAATTGTTTCCCCATACGAAATCTCTCGGCATCCATCGTGCCCCTCTTCAAATTACAATCCAAACACGCAATAACTACATTCGCATCATTATGACCGTAGTTATTATCTATCCGGTCCAGCGTCCATTGTCGTCTACACATTGATTCCTTGTATGCGACTTGGCAAATCTCTCGGCAATAGTGGCATAAAAGGTCCGCGGCGACCAACAATTCTACAATTCGGTCGGTGGTAATCGTGAATCGCGGGTCGTATATCTCGTGGTGTTTATCCTGGTAAATATACGCTTTTCGTTTCGTGTCAATCTCTCGGATGACGTATGTGAGGAGCGCGGATGACGAAGGCGGTAAGGAGGGCGACGCGCCGAGAGATTTATCCGCCACGTGCCCTTTCAACAACTCAAGAACGAGAGATTGGTCTGAATCGTATACACCATCCGGCAAATCTGCTCCTCCACGATTCTTTGCGACTTTTCTCTCAATTACTTCATCCGGGTTCGCCATTTGCTTCATTTTGTCTTGGTTGCGTTTGCCGATGATGTCTATTTTCTTCATAGTATTATTTATTATAAACACTGACTACAATACAATACAATATAATCCGACTAAATAACCCCGCGTCATTCCGCATTGAACGCTGCCTCAATCTGGTCTAACCAATACGACATCTCTAATTTATCATATCGGAAGGTTCGTTGCGAGTATTCCGAGAGAATCCGGTCCAGGAAATCTCTCGTGATGCTGAACCAGTGGTCTATAATTACGACGGGTAAGTCGCGATACAATTCTTCAAGGACACACGCACCCTCTCCTCCCCCAGGTATTCTGCGGACAATAACAATACACCCGAGCATCAGCGCTTCCCATGTCCGTATTGTATCCAGACCATTCCCCCGTGGACTTGCGACAAATACGTGCTGAGTATATGCTCCCCACGTGTCATATCGGTTCACGGGGGTTTCTTGTATATACACTAAATCTCTCGGAATGGTATTATATGCGAGTAATCTCTCGGCATTCCCATTTCCATCCAGATTAAATTGGAAGTTGATATAGATTCGTGGCGGAGCGGTGGCGGTGGCGATGGCGGTGCCACGCTTTGAGAAATGGACGGCCGACGCACGCAAGCGCGAGAGATGCCGGTCCTGGGTATGCGCCGACGCCATCGGGGTATTCGTCCACCATTTCCGCGCGGAGAGCGTCCAGTAGTCAATACCATACGGAATCGTGGTTATTTTATTTGGAAGTAAATTCCGGTCAAGACAATTCGTTGCGAACCAGCCGCGAAATAACGACGACGACGACGACGTAATAAAAAACGAACCCACTACTTGATTCGGAAATGTAAAATCGTCCATACCTGTGATAATGACATACGGTTTATTTGCGGCGTGTAACTGTGGCTGAATATCGCGTTGAAATAATGACACCGCATATTCATTTTGCTGGATTAAAACAACAAACCGCTCGTGCTGTGATATCAACCGCGCAATTTCATCCTGGTCCTGATGCGGGAAATACATCGTTCGGTGAATAAACCCGGTTTTCATACCGGGTCCACGTCCGGAGTAATACTCATAGATTCCGCTGATGGAAAAGTTTCTAATGCTTGATGAGGTCATCGGCGGCGTTGTATGTAATACTATTAGTAGAACAATGATTTTATACCGGCTTCAAATGTTTTACGACAATCAGCCGTGGCGCAGGCCGACCCTGGAGTTTCCGCAATCCGCGCGCATACCATAACGGCATTCCGCGGAGTTTCCCCCATTTCGCAATCCGGCGCTTCGGTTCGGACAAATAATAACTCCGGTAGGACGCAACCGCGTCGTATACGCCCTCCGCCGCAATCCGGACCTTGAACTCGTCCGGCATCGCAAGCGCGAACGGTGTCATTATACCGGGGACGCGGACTTGCTCAAATGCGGAGGCGGGAGGGATATTCTGGCGTAAATACTGCGCGACAATATACGATTTGTGTTGTTTGTGTGCGGGGTGGCCGTATCTGTATTTCCATTCAGCGTGCATTGCGTCAATGAGATCCAGTGTCCAGATGAAGTTGGCTTGCGCTGCGCGGCACCAAATGGTGACGGGGTGGTTCTTGTGTGCGATTTTGTAGATGCACTGGTCTACCGCCGCCGCCGCGCTGGCGGACGTCGCCGTGAGTAAGCGATAGGTTGTGCATAACATCTGGACTGCTTCCAGGATGATTTTCGCGATATGTTTATCCATCATATATTCTGCGGTCTTGGCGGGGTCGTGCGAGAGAATGAAGAGATTCATTGTGTCTGTGTTTGTCGTTATATCGTGTAAACGCCAGAAAAAGATTTCAATTTTAGATCGTTGAATCACAAACGGTATAAATAAAAATAGTATGTTATATCATAAAATGTCTTTGAACCCCTCTTTTACTTGCTCTGCTGCTGCTGCCGCTGGCACTCCCAGTGCGAAGTTGACAATCAACATCAACGCATTTAACGGCAATACGACGAACTTCAACAGAAAATCGTTTACGCCGGTTCAGCCTAGTATAGACATACCATTTGTTAGACCGGCGACGGTGCGTCCTGGTATGATTGCGCCATTGTAATGGAATGAAATGAAATGGAATGGAATGGAATGGAATGGAATGGAATGAAATGAAATGAAATGAAATAGAATGGAATGGAATCGCGAGCGGCAGCGAAGCGAAGCGAAGCGAACCTGAATGATTTGTATACATACGAGTATACGAATCATTTTTAGCAAAAACGACCGAAATCAACAAAAACGACTGAAATCAAACCGCGGTCCATTCAAAATAACAACTGGCAACCAATTCAGCATCATTGGATTACAAATTTCCCGCGAAAAAGGCCCAATATTTACTTCAGCACACACACCAATCGCAACACGGCTGGATATAATGAATCTCGAGATATCTCCAGACAACTCGGCAGTAGCACCAACATTAGACCGTCCAATTTGAAATGACGCACCTGGAATCGGACGACGAATGGAAAATGTAGTTGTCCACGTATTTCCAATTCCTAGATTTATTCCAAGAAGAGATGCCCACGCTCTGTATCCAAAATTAGCGGGAGTCGCACACGGACGAAACCAAACAGACGCGCCAATACTGATATAGGTTTGAAGACCAACGACACACGATAGTTCACTCCCTCCTGCGTCCCTACACGTACAAAAATTCGGAAGACGAAAGTTACGGGTGATTGGACCGCAAATACTTAACGAAGTAGGCCGTATGCCTAAACCAAAGTCGCGAGATTCCGCAACCTGAAACGCGTCAAGATTGATAACCGCATTAAGGCTGTCATCCTCATTTCTTACAGATACACATCGTGAATTATCCACACATTTATACGACATAGGACAAGAAAACCGCGCATCCATACAACGTATCGCATTAGATAATGGCGAGCAAGCGTATACAATTCCGGCACCGGTAGCATTACTCATACAGGTTTGTCGTGACGTACAATAAATACCGTTACCACAGTGTTGTGCGACGATAGCTGGCGTGACGAGACTCGGAATCGCGCCGACGCACGTAAGCATCAACGCGCACGACAAAAACGTGGTAAGTTTCATTCTATTATACACCGAATTATGTATATATATAACGATTACTATTTATGTCAATTATATCACAAGCACTAAATCCATAATATACAAAAAACGACTTTAAGTCATCTTACTATATTATGTATATACCATCAAACGCGCCGCAATGTCTTCTTCCACAAACGCCGCCACGGCCGACGATTCCGCCCTGAAAAACATCAACTACAAGAATATGCTTCTCACCGGCAATTACGGACTAATGAAAACAGATATTGTAACCAACCCGAATATTGATGTTATTCTTGAAAATGAAAAGAATGCGAGTAAGAGTGACCCCTGGAACAAGTTAGATAAATCTGCGAAAGTCGGCAAGCTCAAAGAATTCGCAGGAATTCACGGAAAGAAAGAAAACTACACCGAAGAAGAAATCCTGTCGCTCTACCAATTTCTTGTCAGCGCACTTGACCAGAAAAAATTAATGCGCGCAAAAGATGTCATATATGATAAAACAAATGGCGTGATAACAAGTATTCCTTGCCTGATGTATCACGCGGGATTTAAGAAATTCACATTGAAACGATGCGAAAAGCGGCAATCTACACTCAAATCTCTCGCTCCAACAACCAGTAAGAAGAGGAAGTTGGAAAATCAACCATCGGATATACCACTGTAAATAATCAAAGAAATCTAAAATAATGTAAAAATGAATAGAATCAATTTATACATTACTACACGCCCAAATGGACGACAACTAGTCCGACAAACAATAGAAGAACTGAACGCGCTTTGTGAATTTACATTCGTTTTCTTATGGTGTAGCGTTTTTTATTCTTATCATTATAGCGTCGCTTCCGGTTTCTTTTGGTATGTTTGAACGAGGTAGGTGTTCGCGCCACCTTAAAACTACACCGAGGGCCGCAAATAGGCTTCAATAGTTTACGTTTTATCTCGTCTTCGTTTTCCAATATAATATCAACTACATTCCGGTAGAATTCTCTAAATTTCCCGCGATTCTTCTTCAGTTCCGCGAATGTAAACCATTTTATTTCCGCTTTTTCAAGCAGACCGTTATCCGGGTTTTTCTTCGCACCTGGCAGATACTTTTCAAAAAACCGGTAATTGTTTTCGTAATATTGTTCCAATTTATCGTCGTAGTCGGTTTTAAATACGATGGTCGTGTATGTTTTGAATTTCAGTTCCGCGATTTTACGCCGAACCGCGACCTTTTTAAGCGCAGACTGCGACCCAAGCAGCCCATTTAGCTCCTCGCTCCCTTCTCTCGTCGCAACATCAAGAGGCGACTCGTGTGGTTTTGAACCGCCGCCGAAATCCGCCCAACCCGGTGTATCATTGAGCTCATTCTCTCGTCCGAATAATAAATAAATCACGCCTTTATGGACTGCGGCGGGCAATAAACCGGCGCCGACCATCGAATCAAATACTACTATAACTAGATATAATAGTAAAATTGAATATTCTTATGAATATAAACATATTTATATGAATAATATATGAATTATGAACCACGATGCTAAAATCCGCACTGATGACATTTGTGAATCGGGTGGAGGAGTCATTGACGACGCCGACGCCGACGCCGACGCCGACACCGAGACCGCCGAGGCCACCGCCGCACCGTATTCAGTCCTTCCAACCGATGAAGATAGAGAGGCAATTATCAACGATGCGCTTGATGAATTGGCCGATATTGCGCGAGAGAATATATTGGAATTCAAACGCGAAGACTTCAATACCGAAGAAGTCGTTGGAATGTGGGTTGACAGCTATTTATGCGACTACTTCGCGGACATAACGCCTGCGAGGTCCGAGTTCTCAACCGCCACTGCGGCCGAAGCCGACGCATTAAATGAAGTCCTAGATGCGTATATCACCGGGTTATACAATGACATCGCCGAGAGATTTTACGAGGAAATCGCGCCCTTTAGAGCCTCCGTCCCTGTCGCCGCCGCCGCCTCCGCCGCCTCCGCCGCCTCCGCCGCCTCCGGTGTCGTGTCCGTTATGACCCAGAAAATCCAGACTTTGCGCGAAAAGCCGCAACCAGACCAACGAACACCTGAATGGTATGCGCGGCGCAATAATCTCATCACCGCAAGTGCGGCTTCTAAAGCATTCGGGTCGCAAGCGTCTATCAATCAACTCATCTATGAAAAGTGTAAGAACTACAGCGCAGCTACCGCCGCCGGCACTGAATCTGCGTCGTCGCCACAAGGCCCACTCCAAGGTTCCGTGAATTCCCCCCTTCACTGGGGACAACGCTATGAACCCGTCACTGTCATGGTCTATGAATACCGGAATAAAACCCAACTCGGAGAATTCGGGTGTATCCAACACGACGACTACCCCTTCATCGGCGCATCACCAGATGGAATCAATGTGGACCCCGCGTCGCCCATCTACGGTCGGATGGTGGAAATTAAGAATATATTCAACCGAGAGATTACGGGACGCCCCAAGGAAGAATACTGGATTCAAACCCAGATTCAAATGGAGGTATGTGACCTGGATGAATGCGACTTTGTTGAAACCCGGTTCAAAGAATATGAGAGTGAGGCGGACTATCTCGCGGACACATTGCGGGACGACGACGACGGCCGTCGCGGATATACCGCGACCGCGAACGGAAATGAGAAGGGGATTATCCTTTGGTTTCAAACCGCGCCCGCATTGACGAATCAGGGGTATGTATCGCAACCGATACAGTTATACGAATACGCGCCGATTGGCGTGACAACGGCGGAATACGAGCAATGGGAGGGTGCGGTGTTCGCCAAACACCAGAAGAGCGGAAATATCTGGGTGCGGACGATTTATTGGTATTTAGACGAATACAGTTGTGTTCTCGTGCGTCGCAATCGGCTTTGGTTCGAGGAGGCGGTGAAGGTGCTTGAGCGGGTATGGGCGACGATTGAAGAAGAGCGGGAGACGGGGTATGAACATCGCGCGCCGAAAAAGAAGCCTGTAGCGGCGGCGGCGCAGGCGGACTGCGGCGGCGGCGGCATCGACGCATTATTCAAAATCGTGAAATTGGATACGGCGATACTACCAACAGAAGAATCCGCCGCAGCGACGGCGACCAATATGGCGACATTAATGGCAGTGAATCATAATCAGAAAAGTAATTATACTAAAAAATACAGCGGCGGCAAAGGCACTGGAAACGCATCACAAGGACGCCCATCTGATGTTCTTATCAGCTGTTTTAAAATAAATGACCTTACTCTAGATGAAAGCAAGGTATAACAATAAAAATGTAACAGTCATTGATTTTTATTGTATCGTTCGTTCGTTCATTATACCGCATAAAATCCCACCCTGCGTGCGGGATGATTCATCGGCAATGGGTCTGGGACCTTATACTCGGCCGGTGCTTTCGGCGCATACAACGCCCCACACATCCCCGCAGGCATACACGACCCGTTATCCGGTGTCACCCAATCACGCACATTATTCGTGGCCTGGTCGTAATTGGCGAGATTCGCCGCAACGGGGTATAACTTCGAATTGTTCGTGGAGTCATTCTCTCGGAGCACGACGCCATATCCCGGCCCCGCCTTCTTCGGGTATACGGGATACAACAACGGCTCATCTACTTCGCGCGGGTATTCACCCGATGGAACACGGTCGGCGGAGAATCCTTCGCGCTTTTTATTATTGTTATTGGTCGCATCACCAGCAACGGCGCTGAAATCGTGGATGGCGTCGATAAACGGCCCCGCAAAGACAACCGCGATGACGAGGACAAACAAACCGATATACTCTTTACAATATTTCATTTCTCTGGTTTTGTGTTATGTATACGAGAGAATAGATATTAAACCTCGATGTATAATATATATTATACCATAGAATATAAGATGTCTGCGTCTGCGTCAGAAGACATGTATGTTCTCAAGCGAAACGGCGAACGAGAGATTGTCGCTTTTGATAAAATCCTCTCACGCCTAAAGATGCTCGGCGCACAAGCCAAAATCACCGGCGTGAATTATACAACCCTCGTCATCAAAATCATCGACCAGCTCTATGACGGAATTCCTACCACGAAAATCGACGAACTCACCGCCCAGCAGTGCGCGATGATGGCGGTCCAGCACCCAGACTACGGAACCCTCGCGTCTTATATTATAATATCCAACGCGCACAAGAATATTCCCAGCGGGTTTTACGGAGCGATGCGTGCGTTATATGAATACCGCGACTCACACGATAAACACAGCCCCATTATCAGCAAAGAAGTGTGGGATT